GCTACCGGCTCATAACCGGTCGGTCCGGGGTTCGAGTCCCTGTTGGCGCACCAAACGATTGTCGAATTTTAACATCGGCAAAAACATAGAAAACAAGCTAAAACACAGCATCTGCCTTAGTTTTGGCTTGTTTTTTTGTTATTTTATGGAGTTGTTATTTGTTGTTGTGTGTTGATAAGTGTTGCGGGTAACTTTCGTCAGATTTTCGTCAAACTTCGTCAACGGTTGGCTCATCAACTATTGGAGCATCAACAGTAGGCTCATCAACGGTTGAATTATCACCCCACACCGCCATTACTGCGTTGTAGTATTCGTCAGAGAGAACCGTTTTGAGCTGTTCTCTGCCCGATTTGCTGTTCATGTATGCGTTGCGGATGTTTCCGCCGACCTGCATTTCTTCACCGTTAAAGGTCAAAAACTGCTGTCTGAGTACCGACACGCTGTCCTTTGTGAGCATATCGAGTGTGATTTTTTCTTTAAGTTCCATTTTTCATACCTCCGTTATTTTTATATTTTGTAAATCAAAGAAAAGTTTACCTGCTCATCAGCAACGAAATCATAAGTCTGTTTATTGAGCGGAGTAAACTGCAACCACGCTGATTTATTTACATTTCCTCTGAACATACCGCCGTTTTTGCTTATGCCGATATCGTGAACAATCACATCCGATTTGTTTGGAAACGGCATATTGAGCAAAGATATTGCAGATGTTCCGCCTAAAGTTGTTGCGTTCATAATGACGGTGACATTTACAATAACGATATCGCCAATTTTTTCATAAAGGCAAGTTGCAGATTTTATTTTATCAATCAAAGTTGAGTACGGTGTAAGCGTTGATGTACCAAGTTCGATATTTGACGAATCGTATTTTGTTGATACTGCACTTGTTAATGATGCGATGGATGCATTGACATCTGTGTTATCAGCCTTTTCATTAATGCTATTCGTGAGGTTGGTCACGGTGTTGTTAAAGTCGGTACGGTTCACTTTAAGTCCTATTGCCGTTGTATTTGCCTCTGCACGCTGTTTTACCTCATTGACAACATCTGTATCGGCTTTATTGGTTAATGCTGTGTTGAGGCTTTCAAGGCTTGCATTTACACTTGTCTGATTGTTTGCAATTGTTGTGTTGATTGTTTTGACAGATGCATCAACATCTGCCGAGTTTGCTTTGGCTTTAAGAAGTGCATCAGATTCAGACTTAGTATATACGGATGATACATCTGCCTTGAGCGATAACTGCTGACTGACTTTCGCTGATTCAGCTTTGCTGTTAATGTTTGCCCGAACATCCGCTGACAGCTTGTTAGAGGACACGCAATTGTCGGCAAGGTTATCTGTGCTTACCGTGCCTTTTGCGTTTCGTATGGCATCTGTGATACCGTATCCTGCGAGTGTGGTACTTTTATCTGCTTTCTTCTTAACTTCTGCAAGGTATTCTTCGGTTCTGTCCGAATACTGCTTTGCTCTGAGCAGAGCATATGAAAGGGCATCAAAGTCTGATGTACTTTCAACTTCATTGTCATTGACAGAGTAATACTTATTGATTATCCACTCGGGAGCAGACTCACTCTCAAAACGGTTCAGCTTGTAAAATCTGCCATTCTCATAGTAATAATACTTATCGTAACCATCTGCCCAGTCATCAGGCTGTGCTGTCAATACTGTATAAGTCTTGAAGAGATTTCGCTCTTCAACCATTGTACTGAAAACAGGGGATGCGAGTATTTTCTCTCTTGTTGATGTAACAACAAGCTGATAACTGACGATGCCGACACAAGTTGTATCCTGAGTATGAATAGTATATGTGATGTTGCCATCCTCATTAATTCCGCAATCACGGACAATTGTTGTGCCATCGGGTTTCTTTCCGTACATTGTCACAACAACAGATTCCTCTTTTCCTGCAACAATATCAAGTAAATTGATGCCGTTTGCAAGCGAAATGATGAATACAATAGAGTTGGCATCGCCCTGTCTAATACCATCTATGCATAACTGATTACCCACTTTGGAGCAGTCGAGCGTAAACTTCATTGTTCTTGACTTCATTTAAATCACCTCTTTAAATAATTATAGGGCAATCCTGTGCGGTACACTAACCACACAGGATTCGTTTTTATTTGTTTGAATCTTCTTGAGCCGACTTAGTCCATTCGCCTAACACGGTTGACAATGATTTACCGTCCCACTTCATATAGCCTGATTTTTGTAGTTTCTTGCTGATTTTCTGCATTGTGTCACGGTCATTATTAAGAAATGCTTTTTGATACTCTTTCTTATACTGTGTAGTTAGTGCAGTACGGACAGAGGTCTGTGCTTTTTTCTTAGCCTCGGTTGTAGATTCTCCTTTTGCAATCTGTTCTTCATACTTCTCATTGTAGAGTGTTTCAAGCTGTTGCTTTGCTTTTTCGGGGTTATTGTCAATAAGTACATCATATGAGTTTGCATATTCACTACCTTTTCGACCACCCGATGAGCCAAAGTAAGTACTGTGACCGCTGATTGCATCCGATAAATTAGAGAAGATACCGTTAACGATATTGCTGTAATTTTTCAAAGGGAATCCTTTGAAGAATGCAAGACCATCGACAGATAATCCCCATAGGGCATCTTTTGCTTTATCAAGGTCAAAATTACCTTGTGCAAGAGCAACAACAACATTCTGATTGAAGTCACCGATTGATGAAGTAAAGTCATTGAGCATTGATACAACATTGTCGGATGCGAAATCATAATCTTTACCGTTAATCTGATTTTCAATGAAAGATGCAAGTTCAGCACCGCCAATCGGAACAAGAACACTAAATCCTGTTTCTGCCCAGTCGATGCCGAGCCTCTCAAGAACAGAGGAAAGAGTAACCTCGTCATTTTCATCTTTGTAGCGTTCAGGTTTATGGAGAGCAAGGGATGCAATAAAGGTCATTGCAACGAAGGTAAGTGCCGACACCATCTGTGAGGAAACTGCTTTTGCAAGCTTTTGCTTTTTTGTATCTCGAAGTTCTGCATTATCCTTGTTCGCCTGATAATCCATAATTGCATCGTATAAGATACCTGTGTTCTGCAATGGCTGTGTCTTGAACATGAATACAGATTTCAATAACTCGTTTGAATTTTTCTGTATCTCGCCTCGGTGCAGACTATCATACATAGGCTGTGTTTCTTCAAGGATTTGGTCATATAACTTTGTGACCTCATCGAAATATTCATCAGAGCCTATTTGGTCAGCTTTTCCTTGTTCCTTATAAAGTCGGCTTACTTCTTCTTTAGTAGCCACCCAATGCAACGCTGTTGTGATACAGTCTGTACCCTGTATCCATTTTGCAGGGTTGAGTGCTGTGGGCAGTTTTTTGCCGAGCCAAGAATCCTTCATTGCCTCGATTTCCATCGATGACAAGCCAATTCTACGCATATAATGACCTGCTGTGTGTGCATCAATCTCATCTGTAAGCTGTTTCCAACCACCCTTGTGGGCAATCTGCTGAATACCTTTGACTGCACCGACAGATACAGAACGCATTGATAGAATGCTTGATGCGGTGTACAATGATGCACCCTGCTTAATAACTACCGATACAGATCCTTTGAGTGCCGATGTAATCATATTATCTCTGACTGCCCTAACAATCTTATTGATTGCTTTTTCGGTCTGAGAGTTTGATTTTCTTGATGTCTGCAAGTCGGTCATTACCTGTTCGATAAACTGAATAGGCTTATCAGAATTAAAGGTTTCACGAAGGGCATTTCTAACGGAGTCTGTTGCAATCTTGTTACCGTTTTCGTTTGTGTCAAACATCTTAACATTAAGTGCCTTGTTAAGATTTCGGATAGGTACAGCGTAACCGTAATACTGTCCGACATCTCTTATATGCTTAGATATAACGCTGTCGAGTCCTGCAATGTTAAGAGCCTGTGGTGCGTTTCTCTTGGTAGCTTTAAACACACCTTTGTTGACAATGGTTGCATCGTATTTCAGACCGTCAATTTCCGTTGAAAGGAAATCTTTATTAACGGCAAAAGGTATGTAGTATTTTTCGGTTGCAATGTCACGATGTAAAAGAATCGCAGAAGTGTCATTGATGTAAGCGTTAGAAACCTCGTTGAAGAGAGTTTCAGCAAGTTCACGATAATGATTTTCAAAATCTCCCATTTGGCTCTGCACAGCCGATATGAAACTTAAATTAATGCCTCTGATTGTTTTTCTCTGAGCAAATGCCTTTTCATAGTTGCCCTTGCTTATCTGTTCGGCATCAAGCAAAGTAACACCGCCTCGCTCCATATGGTCGAGGTGAGAGTCTTCTGTATGTTCTCTTGTCCAAGACATCAGTATCTGCAATCCCTGTGACTTTGTCATTTTGGCAGTCTGTGCAACATTCTTATTGTCACGGTATTTGATTTCGATGACATCATTCTTAAAGCTTTCGTAGTCCTTCGGATTTTCTTTGATAAAATCATTGAGAGGCTTTTCGGCAAGCATCTTAAACATATTGTACTTTTCCGTACCTTCGTTAAGAGCATTGATGTGATACATAAGCTCGGCATCCGCATTGTAGCCTGTGTACTTCGCCATAAGTCGCATCGGTGATAATACTTGGTCAAGTAACGAGTCCATTACATTAAGTTTAACATCACCGAGTTCTCTTGTTTGATTAATAATTCTTAAACCTGACTCATAGTTAGTAATAGCGTTCTGTCTACCAATCTGCTTAACAGCATCCCTTGTTGCGTTGTACACATCTTTGACAATCTGTTCAATTTCCTTAGCCTCTTCGTGTGTGAGTCCTTCAATAAGGCTTTCTCCCTGTGTCTGTTTCTTGATTTTGACACCTTCAAGCCTATCATCAAGGTAATCGGCAAAACCTTTTATTTCCTCGATAATTTCCTCATTGTAAGCATTGTAAAAATCGCCGTAATGTTCATCACTTTGATTGACTTGTTCAAGCTGTTGAGAGAGTTTTCTCAGATTGTCTGACATCTTAGTATCGTTATCAAGATTGATTGAATCAAGAAGAGTTGATGTAATGCTTTTGATAGGCTCGTTCAAGCCGTATGGAATATACATTTTTTCTGTCGGATGCAAGACAGCATCTAACAATTTCTTTGAGTATTTTTTAATTTCGCTGATTGAGTGTGACCAGTCCTGATTATCCTTGCGTTTCTCAGCATCCGCTTTGCGTTTTTCACGGTTTTTCAGAATGATATCATCAATCTTATCGTTCTTCTGTTTACGGAGTTTTGCAACAGCATCCTTGCGTTTCTGCGTTTCCTGCTTTCTGATTTCAGCAATACGCTCATTCTTCTGCTCACGCACACTTGCAATCTTCTTAGAAGTTTCGTACTTCAAGATGTTACGCATTGCCTCGGTTGACTCCAATTTTAAAAGACTTTTGTCTTTGTTTACGATTTTTTCTTTGGTTTCCGCTTTAACTTTCTCAAGCGATGCAATCTCCGCTTTGTCGCTGTTAGAGATGTTATCTTTGGCATTGATAGCCTTGATTTTATCGTCAATCTCATTAAGTTTATCGTTGAGTTTGTTCATCTGCTCAAGTCCCTGTTGATAGGTCTTGACGGTATTTCGCTCTGATGCGTTAATTGTTGTTGTTTCAAGAGCCTGTGCGAGTGCCTCTCTTGTTGAAAGAAAATCACCTGCAGTGATTTGTATAGAAATATTATTTTTTTCTGCAAGTTTTGCTTCATATTCTTCGATAATTTTTTTACGCAAAATTTCTTGATTTTCCTGTGCTTGTTTGAGAGCTTTTGTCACTTCACTAAGTTTTCGTTTATCAACATTTTTTTGTGTTACGGCTTGTTTGCTTTGCAATTTAAAATATTCTGCCGTGGTATCAAAAGCCATTTGTATTGCCGACGCATCAATTGTACTTTCACTCTGTATATTACCGCCATATGTCGATACATAATGTGGTGCAAGTTCATAGTTCATTATACGGTCAAGCATTTGATAACCGCTGTCGCTGTCCCAGTCGAAGCCGTCCTCTATCATAAGTGACCTTCCGCCTAACTCTTCAAGGTGTGAGCCGATATCTTCAATGTACGAACCAACTGCATTACCGTTAATGCCTTTTGCGTTACGCTCTAATTTGACATTAATCTTGCCGAACAAGGCTTTACGGTATTTTCCGACACTACCATAGTTTTCCTTGATTGTGTCGATTGCGTTGTCAGGGATAAGCAAGGTTGTGCCTTTTAACTCGTCACGAATTTCTTTTGCCCAAGCTTCGTGTTGTTCGTCAAGCTGTGTCGAGTATTGCAATGCTTCACGGCACTTCATAACAAATTTTTTAAAAGCCTCATTAAATTCCGAATTATCGTTTTGTACGGAGTCAATAACTGCATTTAATGAGTCTACATACTCAGTAACAAGAGAGTCTATTTCGGCATTAGGATTGATGTAGTAGCTCCTCATTACAGATTTAACCATGTTGTTGATTTTTTTAGCATCAGGCTTGATACCTTTACTTGCAAGCAAGCCCTCTTTGACATTATTTGCAGAATGATGATATATTTGCTCAATTGTCAATTCAGGATGGTTTTCATCAACTGCTTTTTTAAAGTCTATATTTCCCTCTTCTTCATTGTAATCAAAATCAAACAAATCATTATATTCATCATCTGATAAAAAATCATCATCACTAATATTGTAGCGAATATCATCTTCATTACCATCAAATCTCTCTGAAAGCGGAATTACTTTACCGTTATTATCGTAGGTTATTGCATCGGCTGATTTTACATTGTTCGGATTGAAAACAATGTAAACATCAGAAGCAGTATCAAGTGAAACATTACTGTTGCGACCACCGTTATCTTTAAGATTCTGGAAAATGACACCGTCATAGCCTGCCTGTTTGGCATAGTTAGAAACTTCTCTTGTTGAAAGGTGTTGTGTTCCGTAATCGAAATAATCCTCACCATAATCCGCCTTAATTGCATCACCGAAAGGAGTATTTATAACTGATTTCACATCAATTTCATTCCAATTACTTTTGCTGGCATCAATAATAAGAGGATTTTCTATTTTAGCAAACAACGAATAGTTACCTTTTTGTACCTGTTCCGTTAATTTACCTTTTAGATAATCTTTAGCTTTATTTTCGTTAAAAACGCCAAAAATTGTGCCTTGGGAATCCTTACTTATGATTATTGGGGAATTATTATAAACTTCCAAAATTCTAACTAATTCATAACTGTCTTTTTCAATTTTCCGAAATTTCTGTTCTTCTTCCGTAGAGTCAAACTTTGTGCTTTCAATTAAATTGAATAAAGGATTTGAAATCTTATTATATTGACGATTTTTAAGCATTTCTACAAAATCAGAATACTTAGTATCGTAATCAATTTTCGGGAATTTTGTAAAATATCCTTCTCTGCCTTTCAAGTAATCTATGAGATAATCAATTTCAGAATTAACTTTAGCCGTAAACTTATTAACAGCGTTTTCATCTACAATTGAGTAATGCAAATCATCATTATCTGCTCTTAATTCGGGATTAGTGTTATCGTGCGTGAGCGAGTTTAAACTCTTTTCAATTTCATAAATAGACATTGATTTAACTTTAGAGCTTATCGCTTTAATGGAGTTTATTGTGGGTTGTATATTGTTTTCAGTTTCAACACCTGAATATGTAGAGGCAATTTCAGGGTTATTCGTTAAGAATATACTTCTGCCGTCATCCATCTTAGAAAGGTCAAAAGCAGTAAAACCAAAACTTTCTGTGCCGTGATAAAGCTTTGTTGGGGTTTTTCCATCCTCTGAGTATGCTCCCCAAGACATAGCTTTATCATCGACAAGCCTTTGTGCCGTTTCGATGTCATTACTTTTGACAGCCTGAGAGTATTTGTCATCAACCTCGCTGTCAGAAAGAAAGCTACCGCTTCTTGTGTTGTTCTGAATTTCAGTATTATTTTCTTCAACAGAATTATTGCTTTCTGTTGAGGATTTTTTTGCGTAGATTTTAGCGTTCTGATTTTTCAGACCTTCAATAACAGCTTTTTCGTATTTATCAACAATGCCTTGTAAATCTTTTGCGGTTGATTCAAGTAATCTTGCTTCCTCTGTTTTTCCTCGGTCGCCTGTGATAAATTTTTTGATTTTAGCAATTACATTCTTGATTGCGTTGATAAACTTTTTACCTGCCGATGGATTTTCTTTCGACATTTTTTCGAGAATTTTACTTTGATTAACAAGGTCAGAAGAAAACTCCGCAATGGCTTCTTTTGTTGCTGAAATTTCTTTTTCACTCTCGGACATTTTCTGCCAACTTTTGCTGTTGTAATCTTCAAGAATTGAACGGTGTTTATCAACAGTTGCATTAAAAATATCTGTACCGACTGTATCACGAATTGCTTTTGTAAGTTCAGCATATTCTGTTGGTGCGTGTTCTGCAATGTGAGTCAACTCGTGACCGAATGTTGCTATAATCGCACCTTGCTTTAATGCTTGGTCAACAGTTTTTCTTTTAGCATTGAGGTCAATTGATACGGTGTTAGTAGCTGAATTATACGCACCGTTTTCAAGTGAGAAATTACCGTTTTCGTCAGCTTGTGAGGCATATAACTTGACATTTAAGCCAAAGTCAGCAAACTTTGAAATGTAGTTAGCTGTTGCTTTCTGCTCATCGTTAAGTTCGATACCTTCAAGAGCAGAATTATCAACCGTACCTTTAGCGTAACCGTTTGTTTTGTCTTTCCATTCCTGCTGTAATTTTGAAAGAGCGTTGCCTGCTTTGAGTGCCGTTGTGTACTTATTCAAGCCATCTTCGTAAGCCGATACTTGTACATTGTACGGTAACTGTGATGCCGTGCTATTCAAACTCTTAAACGCAACCGCACGGACACCTTGATTGAAAAATCTCGCATACTCCATAGCGAAAGTATCAGGCTCGATTTTATCTTCTAAGCCGTTATAAGCATCTTTCATCTTATCAACCGTATCGGTGTTGATTGTCATATTTTTAGAGTTTTCCGAAAGAAACTTGTTGAGCGTTTCGGCTTTGTTAGGATTTGCATCAGCATCACTTTTCTCAGAGTCAAACTCAATGAGGCTCGGTGTGAACAGTTTTGTATCTGCGGAAAGCAATGCAGTTTGCTGATTGAATCTTGCACTCTTTGCCTGATTGACAACATTGTTTGCAAGAAGTGACTTTAAACTTTCAGACTTTTTGATTTTCTCAAGGTCATCATTTGTCAAGTTTTCGCCGTTTGTAAGTTTGTTTGCAACAACATTTTCATCCGATGCAAGGTTTGCTTTTTTGATGACTCTTTTAACTTCCTTTTCCGATGGCATACTTTCTGTTGCTTTTTCGTATGTCTCGCTCTGCAAAGCTCCGAGTCTTGCATCAGTCGGATTGCTTTCATAATCGGTAACGCTGTCATTAAGGCCGTAATGCTTTGCAAGATTTTTAATTGTGTCTATGTTATCAAGAGAGGATATAGATTTTCCTGCCTTAATATTTCTTCTGTACTGAGATGTATTGACAGCAGTACCCGAAATTCCACCCATTAATGCACCGCCAATCGCATCCTGTATAATCTGACCGCCGTAATTCAGCATTACTGCCTGTCCTGCCTCAGTTTCGGACATACCGCTGTCAATATATTTGTCATACTCTGTTTCAAGCTGAGATAAGCTACCGTTAATGATTTCATCTGCTACACTATCAAGGAGCGTTGCAGATACTTCTTCCGATGCCTCAGTCAAAATCTGCTTTCCTGCATTCTTTAAAATGCTCTTGAATTCCTTTACACCGCCATTCTTGAAACTTTTCAGTTTGCCAAGTGATACACCTTCGGTAAGCACCTCGACACCTGCGTAGGTAAGACCTGTGACAAGAGCCTGTTCTACTGAGCCACCATTTTCAACAGTATCATTAAATCCCTGTGTTGCTACCTCCGCACCCATCATAGATAATCCGACAGCAGGATTTGCATATGCGATACCCATACGAATAGCGTTATCAACAAGGCTGACTCCCTGTTGATACACACCTTGCAAAAACGGATTATCTATATTACTTGCGACTTCTTGTTGCAGTAAATTGTTTTTGTACACGGCAGATTCCTCAGGATTATAATATCCGTCACCGCCTGTCCATTTATCAACAACAGATGCGACTTGCTTTGGTGAGGATTCAAAAGCTGACGGAATCATATTAAGCGTACTTATAGCCGTACTTGCAATCGGGTGTTTATCAGCAAAATCTTTAATATTTTCATTTTCTTTCTCGGCTTTTTCTCTGTCTTTGGCTCGCTTATAGTATTTATAAATTTGGTCAACATTCCAACCATCAAGAGTCTTGAGCGAATTAAAGTTAGTTTCGATAGCTTTTTTCTCTTCATCAGTATATAAGGAATCTGTCGGCATTTTACCTTTTTTGAGTTTCTCTTTTAAAGCATCCTTGTTATATGTATCAAATGCATCTTTGGAGTGTTCCTCTTCATATGACTGCATATCATAATAAGCATCAAGAGTTTTTGCCACTTCGGGATTTTGCTTGCGAAAATCAGTATAGTATTTCTTTTCGTTTTCAAGTTCCTTTTTTTTGTCGATTTTTTTCTGTAGTTCACCGAGTTCGGCTCTTTGATTGGTGCGTTCCTGCAATTTCTTGTTTGCGTTTTTGCCCTGCGTAGTGAAGGGATTATTGTTGTATCCACCGCCAATTTCGGCATATTCTTTGTTGAAATCGCCCCAAGTACTGTCATACTCGGCTTTCTTCTTGTCATATTCCTTCTGTAAATCATCAGAGGTTTTGGCATCCTCTTCTGCCTGTGCAACAGCAGATTTGTATTCCTGTTCTGTGTCAAAATCTGACATTGCATTTTGAATTTCTTTTGCGTTCGTTTTGAAATTGTCTTCCGCAATGTTAAGGTCAGAGATAGCACTCTGCATATCTGATGAGTCATCAGTATAGCCGTATTTATCATAAAACTGTTTTGCAGAGCCTTTGAGAGCATCGGCTGTTTGATAATACTTTGAGATTGTGTCAGCTCTGTTTTTTAGAGAATCAAAGGCTGTATTTTGATTTTCATAATAAGCCTTAGATGTTGCATTGCTTGCAGAGTCATACCATCTTGATAACACATCTTCGCCATTACCCATATCGTGTAATGCCTGTGTTTCTTCTTCTTCCTGACCGAGTACAGGCTGACTATTGAGATAATCGAGATAATCATTGTTACCGTTTTTGCCGTTGATTGCATCAAGCAAACTATCGCTTTTTTCGTTAGAGGTATTCCCAGTCGTGGTGTTCGACTGGGAATTATCATTTTCATCTTTTTTCTTTTTAAGGTAATCAAGGTAATTCATAGATTTTCTCCTTATTTTGAGCTTGATGTTTTGTGTGCTCGCTTATACGCTTTGCCGATGTCAGATGCACCGTAGTAGCTTGAAAGATAGTTGATTTCACCGCTTGACAATGTATGATTAGCAAAAGCATTATTAAGATATTTTGGAAGAATATCGTTAATGGCTTTGGTGTAGTCGCCTGAGTATTTTGAGTATTGCAAGCTTCTGGCTTTGTTGTCAATTTCGCTGATAAGATTTGAAGTTGTGCCCGTCCTCGTTGCTTTCGCATTGACATTGTACCAGTTTTCACCGCTGTTTTTGTTTTTGGAAGAAGAGGAATTTTGTGCTTTGTATGAATTGATTTTTTCGGTAGCCCTGTTGTTGCGAATTGTTTCAGCAAGTGCAGACTGTCTGTAAGCCTCTTCGGCTTTGTTTGCTCTGATTTGTTCGGCAAGCTGTGCATTCTTGTATGCCTCTTCAATACGGTTTGCTCTCTCAGTTTCTTCCTGCTGTGCCTGTTCAGCACGCAATGTTTCACCTTGTTTCCAAGTATCAATATCATTGCTTGATGCAGTACCGTACTGATTTGTCGCAAGATTAGCGGAGTTGTAAAGGTTTGTACCTTTCTGACCCCAAGCGTTGAGGTCATTGCTCTGTGCGTTCTGCAATTCGCTCTGATACAAGCCGTACAGATTGTTATATACATTCCAATTGTTAGACCACTCATTCTGCTGTTGACTTCTGTCCTGAGCGTACATATTGTAAATGTTATTAAGTCTGTCTGTTTCGGCATTGTAACCGCTTAATGCCATACTGTAATAATTACCGATGTCATTGTTAAGCTGTTGCAGATAGCCTTGATAAGCCTGTGAGCCTGCGGTTGTTGCGTAGCTGTTGCCGTAACCACCTGTCATGGCAGATGCCTGACCTACTGTATCAGCCATTGCGACCTTGCCCATATTCTGATACTGCTCTTTTGCCTGTTGGAAAAGCGTATCATTCGAGAGGTCGTAGGAAAATGGTTTACGGTTGGCAACAGCGTTCATTGCCTTGTTGTATGCTCCCTGATTGCTGTACTTAAACTGCTGTGAGAGATTGTTGTTGCCGTATAACTGATTAAGTTTAGCCTGTGCAGAATTAATCTGACCGCCAAAACCACCTGCCCCTGTTGTGTAGCCTGTCTGAGCGTAATCGTTATATCGGTTTGTTGCATCATCCTGCCGATTCTGATAATTTGTTGCATTTGATGACTGATTGTATTTTTGATATACATATGCCATATGCTTTAATCTCCTTTCGGGTTATGTTCCTTTTCAAATTCATCGACTCGCTTGCGGTAATTCTCATACTCTGTCTGTACAGTTGTTAATGCCTTGTTCTGCACAGACTTGTACACTTCGCCAAAAGCCATTTCAATAACTGTTGGTGAAAGATTAGGATAGTTAGCAAGCTGATATAATTTGTTTCGCAAATCCATAATCAATACTGATTCAGGTGCTGTTGGTGGTGTGTTTGTTGTGATTCCTTCTCCTGTTTTTGTGATGTTTTTGTCCATAGAAATTCTCCTTTTTTAATAGCTTGTAATCAACCCATTAACTACTTTAAGTGTGCTATATGTCCAAGTAATTGAGCCATTACTACCTGATTTTATTGTTCGGATATACGGTATATCTGCTGTAACCGTGTTGTATAACTGACCGTTTCGATTGTCTTTGGTACGCAATCCCATTTCAACAGAAACATCTCGAAGCCAAAATCTGCGTATTGTACTCCAACCGCTGTTGAATGTGTTACCGCCAAAAAAATTAGCGTAGCAAAATACACCTTCGTTATCGTTTCCGATTGCGTTGTTTTTAGCAAATGCTAATTGCGTTTCATAACTATCCCCACTTTCGTAACCGAAAGCAATAAATTTTCCGTTAGCTTTATCAAGGTTAATCGCAAGTCCTTTAATTGATGGTGCAGTTTTCCATGCAGTAGCACCAATGTAACCAATTGAAAGATTATCTCGCCAAAAAGACTGTCCGTATTGCGAAACACTCGACATTTTCTTGCCAAAATAATAAAAGTTAATATCACCGTCTTCGAGCCTAATAACATTACCAAGTTTCGATTCGCTCCAAGCAAACTCAACCGCATTTGCCGATTGCCGAATGATGCTTTGGATAGTGCTTGTACTTGTTTTCTGCGTAACAGTTGATGAGATTTCGTTTGATTTAACCGTTAAGTTAGCAATATCCGTTGTGTTGGAGTCGATTTTACTTGCCCAAGCAGATATTGAGTCATTAACATTTGAGATAGCTGTTGTAAGCTGTTCACCTGTCGCAAGTGTGTTGCGGTATGCAATATCTATCTTCTCAGCTGTGATAGAGCCTGTGTAGATTTTTGCACCGTCAATAACCGTCTGACCGTTTTCTACTTTCGCCCAAGCTTTGATTTCTTCTGCCGATACAATCAACGGAATTGTCTTTGTGTAGACTTTGTTGTTATAACTGACTTCAATCTTGATAGCCGTGCAAGTTGATATGTATGCGTTGAATTCTCCCGACAGCGAAAGAATGAAATTATTTGTATTTTTCTTTGACTTGTAAAATACAGATTTGTTGCCGTTTATTCTCCATACTCTTATCTCACTTGCAGTTACAAGCTGTGTATTACCGCCTGAGTTCTGACGGAATTCAATGTTTATTGTTGATGGGGTGCAAGATGTACCGAGAATGTTTTTGTTGACAGATGATACATCGGTATAGATTTCATAAGCCTGTGCATCTGTGCCGTTTTTACCGTCTTTACCTTTGATTTCACCTGTGCAAACAAAAGCATTGTATTTGGTGTCATACACGAACAGATATCCGTTGATAATATACGAGTCACCGTTTGACAGCGTGGTTGTTGTGCTGTTGATGATTTTCGTGCAATCGGCATCGTAATATATATCGTAAATAACAGTTGTTATATACTCATCCGTTTCTTTGTATGCTGAGCCTAAAATTTTAAAACTTGTACCGTCAACACCGTCAGAAACACACCCGATTGAACAAACGGCTATGTATGTTTTATCCGCTGAGTCTTTTGACTCGGCTTTAACATACAGAACAGATGAATTTTTGAAAGCGGTTGCAGAAGAGATTATCATATTCGTTTTCATTGCGGTTTGAGTGTATTGTGTCCACACTTCCCCGTCTGAGGAAATATACCATTTTGTTGATGCAACCTCAACATTCCTTGACGATAGCGTTACAGAAATATTCGGTACGCTGTATCCTTCTGTAGCTGTCTTTCGGACAAGTGTAGCATTAGGTCGGATATCAATGCCCATAGCCATATCTGTAAGAGCAGTAATATCCAATCCACCAATTGTACCTGATATTGCGTTGACATTTCCGAAACTGTCAACAGTAAATGTACCGTTACCGATATTGATACTACCGCCAGTTATTTTTGCATAAGGGAAATATACTGAGTCTTTGTCGAGATAAAAAAGCTTTTTGTTTTCTGCCCACCAAGACATCTCAGTCGGTGTAATTCTTGTTTTGAGGTTCGACCGTGTGTCGATAACCTTGCCGTTGTACTCGAAGGAATCCGAGAGCAAACCGACTTCAACACCGTATATCGGACTTGCTCCGCTTTCATCAAGTAAACCTTGCTTGATATAAGAGGTTTGATTGACTTTGTAATTATCAAGGTCTGTTTCGAGCTGTGATGCATAATTGTATAAATATTCAATTCCTACACTACTCCCTGAAATATCGAGCGTTGTGTCACGAAGATATTTTCCAAAGTCAGAGATTGCAACATAATTACCGTTCATCTGCGAAGTGAATTTTTCGTCTGACTGTATCACTACATCTGCTGTCTTAATTACAAGGTCACGGATGGTAGCATAACGGCTCATAAGGTCTTTGTTAACTTCAATAACATCGCCATTGGATGCAGACAGAGCCGATGCTGTCTGCTCCCACATCTTATCTACTGAGAGGTTGGCAAGCGTTGCGTTTAACTGTTCATTGTTACGGTATATGTAACTGCGTATCTGTGCAAGCTGTTCTTCGGCTGTACCGTTGCCAATATTTGGCAAATCAATAAAATTCACTATACATCACTTCCAATCTCCAATACCTTTGAAATCGAGTAAATCTTGCAAGTACCTTTGCCTTCAATACGAATTGCAAAATGGTCACATCTGCGAGGTAGGACAGGTATGCTATAAGATTTCGTGCCGTGACCGCCAATTGACGAAACTGTTTCCCAATGCTCTGAGTCATCATAGCGAATACGCACTCTAATTTGGCTTGTAATCGGTTTTTGTACTCTGAGTAACATTCTTCCCACATACTTGTTATCTGAGTAAGAATAGCCTATAGAGCCTGTTTCCGCATACCATTCAAAGTCATCTTCTGCCGTGCCTCTGCCTGTTGTGGTCATAAGCTGATAACTGTCGGCATCAACGAAGTAAAGGTCTGTTTTAACCTTGCAAAACTCTTTGATGTGAATGTTATCTTCCTTGTGCCACATTCCAGTAGTGATATCATAAACGAAGAGAGTCCATACACCGCTTGTGTTCTGCATACAGATATAATATCTATTTCCAATACTACCGCTGACAGCGTTGCTATAGCTAACCGCACCGAGAGGATTTGATATGCTTGTCGGCAATGAACCGTCATAGTAACAGACATCTGTTGCGGATTTATAGAACAGAGTTTCATTGAGTATGCAAAGGCTCTTGGATGAACCTTTCTGAACACCTCTCACTTTCTGCTCAATGACCTGATAATTACTCGGCATTGAGCCGTAAACCTTGTGTATGCAATTTTCTTTGAAGAATAGTAAATAATTACCGTAAGCAATTGCACCTGTCCACGCACCGTCTGAGCCAACAGAAACAGCATAAGAATCTGTTGATATACCTGCATATACAAACCAGTTTTTGAAGTCACCCTGCTTGCAAGCGTAGATTTCATTGACGATTTTGCCCTCGTTGTTAAGACCGTAACGGCATCCCCACAAACGGTTGTTCGATTCGATGACGAAGTCCATAATTGGAGCAACACGCTCAAGTTTGACTGTACCTGTAGACTGAGTGACAACATTATCAAGTATTGCAGTAACTACAATCCAGTTTTCCTTCTCGTCAATAGACTTGATAAGCATTGAGGTGTTAAGAGTATCAATCTGTTCTTTGATTTTGTCACTACCCGAAGAGGATGAGGAGTCACAACCGCTGATTGTTACGGCATCACCTTCCTTAAAACCTTTACCAATGCCTGTTGACTCAATACGCACATAGGTTGTTGAGAGAGATGACCACATCCGTGTGTTTGAATTCCATACCTTCAAGTAGTGCGTGTCACCGCTTGTATCAAGCCATTTATATCCGTTTGCGACTGTTTCCTTCTCACCGACATTAGGTGACTCATCACCTACATATACATAGTTTTCGCCTTTGGGATTTTGATACTGATACTTAGTGCCATCTTGCGTACACATTGTATATACAACATTGTTGACCTCTGTTGCTATTTCAATCGTGTTATCAAGATATCCCCAGTCAGATGTATCTTCCGTATTAATGAAGACCTTGTCAGGGAAAATAACAAGATATGCACCCATTGATACCATTGTTTTTTCTGTGTCCGTCAAAATAATATGGTCAACCTTTTCGCCGTCAATGTATAAATACATACCGTCAATGTAGCAGAGGTTATCACGGCTTGCCATACATTTTGGTTTGGTAAACTGTTGTACAATGCCTCTCTTATCTCTCGGTGACAACACAGGATAGTAATTGCCTGTCATATTCTGCATATCATAAAACTCTGTGTCACCGATGCGGATGTTGTGGTTATATCCTGCAAACTGCTCTTGATACTCTCGCTGTGCAGAGGATGAATCAAGCTGTGGAAAATTGAAAGCCATAGTATCACCGCCTAAAATGTAATGTGAGCAACCTCTTTCGGCATATGGTTGCAATGCCACCAATTGACGAAAGAATCATAATGGTTGCTGTACTGTGCAGATGATGCGTTGTATCTGTCATACTCCTTGTTGACAAGGTGTATTTGGAGTTCAAGAAATGTCTTGTAAATCTCTACTGCATACGGTTTAGGAATCAGTAACGGCTGATTGCGTGATGTGTTCTCGTCATATCCGATGAAGTCTGTATCTTCATAACCTTCGTGCGTGTCAAAGACTTCGTTTTTAACCATTCTGTCGAGAGAATCAAGCCAGGCAATCTTTTCGTCTTCTGTGCGGTTGTTAGGTACTGTTGCATCAATCATATCGATTGCATCAGCTATTGTAATGTAGTCCATATTTTCATCTCCTTAAAAACAAAAAAGAGGCGGAAAAACCGCCTCTTAATCTCAAATCAAGCCATCGGCTTGCTGTCTTTGAATGCCATCTTTTTGATGAATTCCCTCGCCTGTGTGCGAGCCTTTGCCTTGTTATTAATAACCTCAGCAAAGATTTCATCCACCTCAACAGGTACATCGGTCTGCACAAGAATATTGTGACCGTTGACCGAGAAGAATTCCTGTTCTGCTCCGTCACCCTCAATCTGAGGGTCACGGGGAAGAATAACAGTAACCTTTTTGCCTGTAAGTCCTGCATCCTTTTTATTTGAAGTTGTAGCCATATAAGATAATCTCCTTATCAGTTTTCCTCATCAACAGTCGAGTAAGAAGAACCTGACTCGACACGGAGGATTCTCTCCTCATACAGAATCTTAGCACCGTGACTAAATTTGTAGCCTACTGTGCTGTAAAGTTCGAGAGGACCGCCGATTTCCGACTTATCCTTGATAATCATGTGCATTGACTCGTTTTCGGGTTCAATGATGCCGAAAGCCTTTGCACCGAGGAAGAGTGTATCATATGTAGCGATGCCGAGTTTGTTGTGTGCGTGAATCTTACACTCTGTTGACTCAACGAAACGGCAACCGTGAAGTTCGCCAATTTCGCCCTTGAAAATCGGTGCTGTGTCATTGTACTTGTGGTACTCTTTCCACTCGTCAGACTCTGTAAGGTCATGAGCGACCGAGGGATGGATAAGACATACATAGCTACCGTTAATCTTCGGTGCTTTGTTTTTTTTGAGCCAAGTAACAGCCTTTTTTACAACCGCAGGAGTGAGAACACAATCTGCTGTGAGTGTATCTCTTGTTGAGATTACTGTGCCGTCCTTCTTCGGACAGTACATAACAGAGTTACCTGCAATGAGGACATTTCTCGTAAGTGTGTCCATAGTCGCACCTGCCGATGCACCCATCTCTTCTGTACAACCCTGAATAATCGGGTCATATGCCTCATACTCAAGTCTGTCTGTGATTGTGGTGTAATCGCCGTGCTGTGATGTTGTACCTTCAATCTTCGTCATACCGAAAGCCTGTCCTGTCGGTGTGACACCTTCGGTAATCGGTGTAAGAGCTTTCGGGAATGTGTTGAATTTACGCCATTCGCACTTATTGCCGTGAATTTTCTGCTTGTCACCGAACTGATTGAAGATAAGTTCTGCCCTTGCGTTTTCGAGAAGGGAAGTGTCGTAGAATGTCTTCATTGTCGGGGACATTCCACTTGCGGATGTTTTGTTTGCGTTTAATGTAGTTTCGTCAGCGAAAAGCTGGAGAATAAGATTGTACATAATATTAGACATAATAATGCTCCTTTAAAGTTAGAATTTTGGAGCAACACCAGTCCTTATAAACTGTTCCTTGATGCGTTTGAAATCATCAAGAGTAAACTGTGACGGGTCATCCTTCACAATGACGGATGCACGGTGATTCATACCGTTTTCCCTTGGTCTTTCTTTGTTTGCTTTAACCGCATTTGCAGTATTGATAGCTGTCTGATTGACCGCATTGTTTACAGTAGCGTTGAGAATATCCTTGTAGTGAATCACACGGTAAGCGTTGTCTACTGAAAGACCGATACCGCCTAACTCCTGTGGGTCAACAAGCTTACGAAACTGAGGATTACTCATCTCTGTTTCAAGGTCGAAAGACGGAAACTGTTCTCTCATTGCATCCGACTGACTCACAAGGTTCTTGCAATGTTCGTTAATGAATGCCTGTCTTTCTCTGTCTGCCTGTTCACGCTTGTTGTTCTCAAGAATTCTCTCTGCTTTCTTGACTTTGACATATTCCTCAACAGGCAATCCTGCCTCAAGAGCCTCATCTTCATACAGTTTTGTGTCATTCTGAATGCTGTTGCTGAGGTCATCAAGGAAACTGTCTGATGCGGAATCAAGTCCGTATCTGACATTAGCTATGTTGAGGATGTCACGCATTCTTGCGTTTTCAGCCTTGAGCGACTCCTGCTCCTTGAATCTCTTTGAAAAGGCTTTGTCCATATACTTCTGGGCATCGTCTTTCCACTCGTCAGACTCGACGAGTTCGGCAAAAGTCATTTTCGGCTTTTCTTCGGGAACAGCACCGACTTCGGTGTTGCTTGTACTCTGCTTACCGTAAACAATCTTCGGTGCAGAGCTTTTGTTACCATCGGCAGGGAGCGATGTGCTTGTTGTTTCTCCTGCAATGCCTGTTGAGCCTTCGCCTGTTCCTACTTCTGCGGATGCACCTGCAGATGCACCACCGCCACCGTCAGCAAAAAGCTGAATGTTGAAACAACGGAACATAAGTTCAGTAACAACGGCTGTTGAGATAGTCTTAACCATTGCTATCTCCTTCCATAAAAAAGTCTGTGGTTAAGGTCACGAGCCTATGTTCACAATTTAGCATTGCAAGACCAAACACCTCCAACCATCAATTTCAAAACGATAAAAAATTTTGCAATTCGTAAAAAACACCCATTTTTACAAATTGAACATTTTGCGGTCATCAGCAAAATGTTATTTTAGGCATAAAAAAAGCACCCAATTATGGGTGCTTAGAAACTTTAGGAGAGAGTCAGGAGAGAATTATATAACAGTCAGTTTAATGTTATCGGGATAGTTTTCAGCAAGCAGATTAAAGCCTGTTGTAACAGTCATAAAAACTAACTGCACATTAGGCTCATATTCCTCGTTAGGTTTGCATCTATATGTAACACGCTGTTTCTCACCCTCGCCATTGATGGTAAATGACGGTAACTCTGTCATAGCTGTGCGGAATGCTTCAAGCGTGTTCGCAAGCGTGTACAAGAGCGTTGATGCCCCTGCACAAACAATATCCTTGCCGTTCTCGGCAAAATTTGCGTGACCTCTCATTGTTACGGTGTAATTCTTTGTGTCGACTTTAACTTTGAGCATATATAGTATTCTCCTTACTACTGATTAACCTGAGTTGATGCCTGTGCTTTTTCCCTTGCATTCGTCATAAATGACCTTTCGGATGTATCGTCTGTTGTAATGCCATCAACAGAGAGGTTACCGCTCGGTTCTTCGGAATTGTTTCCATTTTCAACGAGAATCGCCTGTGCAAGCTGTTCAGCCATCTGTGTGCCATTCTGCATATCTACCTGCTGTGCAAGGTTGAACGCAATCTTTTGTAACTGCTGATACTTATCAAACATTGTGCCGTTTTGCATTATCATCTGTATGATTTCATCCTTATGAGCGAAATCCATAGTCTGTAACAGCATTAATGACATATCTACATTCTGAGGAGAGAACACACCGAGGTTATATAACTGTATCGCAAGCTCGTTCTGTTCCATTTTCGTGTATGGTGAGGCTTTCTGTGCTGTTACCTCTATATCAAAACAAGGCAGTCTGAGTCCCATATCTCTGCCGAGAATGCTCGGTTGTTTCTGTGGTTTGAGTCCTGCGTTGTTGTACTGTACGAATTTTTCTTGTCCGTATTTGCCTGTGATGCGGTACTCTCTAAGCACATCATAAAACTGACGGATTAATTCGATGACCATATTTGTGATTTTGCGGTGCATCGTGTACATAATCTTATTATGAGTACGGCTCATCTTACCGCTCTGCTCCTGCATTGTCGCAATAGCCGATGCGGCGGTGACTCCCGAAGTGCTACCGCCATTGTTCACATCACGGTTACCGAGTGTTTCCTTCATCTCAGCTATGAGGTTTTCTCTCATATTCACAACAAATGTCGGTACTGGTGAGGTTGTAATCAGCTTGATTGAGTCATCGTTAAGACTACCTGTTACATGTACAAAGTCTTTGCTCCAATCAGCAAACTCAGCCTCGTTGACCGCTCCGTTGGTCTTGGAGAAGTATCGAGGCTTACTTGTTACTCTCGCATTGGTGAGCATAGCCTGTGTAAGCACATCTATAGCGTGTTGGTCACCTCTGCCTATATCGGTATATCCGTATCCTGCAATACTGCCCTCAACAGGGAATAACGGAGTAACAACAAAGGGATAGAGTCCGTGGTCATACCAACCATTTGGATAGTTTTCGGCATCGTTTTCAGTCGCAAAAAGCACAGTACCCTCTACAAATTTGCAGTAATGCAAGACCTGATTGCCGTTGCTGTCCGACTGCTTGTAGAACCAATCTACAACGGTTGTCTTACCGTCTGTATCAATGGCATCATCTGTGCGATACTGGTCAGATATAACCTTGTGGCTGTTGAGCTTACCTTCAAGCTGTGGATATTGCTTGACAAGCGATTCATTATCCACAAGAGAGGTATGGAATACTTCTTTGCTGTCCTGTATATCGGTCACACCTGACTCCCAAAACAGATTGAGTATATCAATCTTTTCGACCGATATATCACCGAGTCCATCGTGTTTTGTACCATCCCAAAAGACACCTGCACAGCACACACCCTGCTTGAGTATGTAGTTGGCAAGTTCTGAGTAAGTATTTTCGTAATTGTTTTCCTCGAAGATAACAGGTAAGATGCTCTTGAGCTTTTCTGCCTCTTCCACATCATCTTCACGCTTAGGTCGGATGTTTGATTCAGGATAACCGTCCATCAAGTCTGCGTGCTTAGATGCAATGCAGTTCCACAGCCAAGCTGTTGCGACCTCGTTGTCACCTTTTTTCTTGTTGCCATTGTGGTCGTAGTAATCCCACTGACGAAGTTTCCAGTAATCTTCATTCGCTTTAATTCGCCTGTCAAGGCTTGTCTTGTAGGTCTTGTACCGCATTAATCGGTCATATGCCTGTAAGACTGTACGCTCAGTTATCACAGGATTCAACACAGCTTTTGCCTCTGTTGTATCACCGTCTATAATGCCCTGTGTAGGTGCGTTATCATCTGATGACATCTGCGTTGTTTGCTCGGTTGTTGTGCCGTCCTGTGGCATTTTTGAGCCATTCTGCATATGTTCAAGCTGATTCCGCTCGTCTTGAGTCCACAAAATACGGTTGTCGGGAGCAGACTGCGTTCTCTGCAGTTCTGTCTGCTGTTCTGCCTGTCTGCGTTCCTTTTCTTCTTGTCTTTTTTTTCGTCTTAATGCCATAAATAGTTCTTCCTTTCGTTATCTTCCGACAGCGGATTCGGCTGTGGTATCTTCGGTTCAATTTTGCGTGCAGGAGCTATCGGTCTTGACATACACCAATATCGCAACGCATCGGCAATGTGGTCTTCTTGACTTGTGTCCAAGTCCTCTTTTTTCGTTTCGTCAAACATCAGCAGAGGCAGAGTCCTTATCGTGTGTTTGCAGTTGCTGAACACATAGAGCATCGGCTTGCCGACCTCATTGAATGCAAAACGATAATGCATCTGCATCCATCCTGCGATACGGTCATTTTGTCCTTTGTCAAAGTAAATGCCGTATTTTTCTGCTACATCGTTGACAGACTCACCTCTTGAGCCATCCCAAATTGCTGGGTCTGCCACTCCTTGAATCTCCCGACCTGCGAGCTGTGGCTGTGTATGTTCGTACTCCGACAACATCTCAAACTGCTTATACGGTTGCCACTTGACACCCTCATTCGGTGTTGCGGTGCATCCGTAATATTCATCAATAACATACGCTCTTCCGTCATAGTCAACAGCTATGTACAGCATTGCAAACGGCTTACCGTAACCAAAATCATATGCTCGATATACTCGCCATTCTTGCGGAATATCGAACGGCTCTATCACATTTGTGTATCTGCCGTATTTGAGAGCATCCTCAGGAGAAAGACCGAGCTTGTGAGCCTCCGCAACATCAACCTCTGTGCGGAAATCTTCAAAGAACATTCCCTCGAATACATCCCATCTGCCATATAGCCAAGCATCACGGAGTTTTGGGGGCAATGCCTCAAGCTGTTGAATGTATTCAGGCTGACTTTCCATCAATGCTTTATTATCCGTTACAAGCGACTGAATAAAGCAGTAATCGTCAGCTTGCTCATACTGACCGAATTTGCGGTCAATGAACAACCGTTTGAAATAACCGTGACTCTGACCGCCTGGGTTCAAAGTATAATAAATTCTCTTAGGATAATCGTTTACGCCACGCAAACACGCTGTAATAGCTTTGATTTGATGTTCCGAGAGCAGACAAGCCTCATCAATGAAAATTACATCAAATTCAGCACCCTGATACTGTTGCAAGTCAGCATCGTTTTTACAGTAGCCGAATTTTATCGTTGAGCCGTTCGGAAATGTAAAGATTTTGTCCTGTGTGTTGTATTTTGCAATTCCTGCCAGTTCTGCTCTTAGTGTGTTAATGTGGTTGTTGAGCAATTCGGGATATGTTCTGCGGACTATAAGTATCTTTATCCCTGCGTACCTCGCACACAATAATTTAGCTTTGAGTCGGACGGCAAAGGACTTTCCTCCGCCTCTCGCACCGCCATACGCAACATATTTCTGCTTTGCAAGCAAGAATTGTCTTTGCTTGTCATTCGGTACACCTAAATAGTTAATCTTTGTCATTCTGCGTACCTCTCTGCCTCATCCGAGAGGGCAAACATAGTCGGCTCTATGCTGTCTTTATCCTGTTGAGCTTTCAAGCGTTCACGCTCAAGTGCAAGCCTCTCACGCTCAAGTGCGAGCCGTTCAGCCTCAAGTCTTCCGATAATGCCGTGTAGATTCTGTTTGACCTCTACGGCATCTTTCAACGCTCTTGACAGGCTTTGCAGGTCTTTTGTTTGCATCGGTGGGATAACATCGTAGCCGTTTGACTCATCGCCCTCTCTCCTCAAAAAATCAAGGATTAAATCATCCATCTTGTCTGAGGCTTTAATAAGCTTCGTCATTTTGTTGACTTTTTGTTTTTCAATCTGTTCAGTAGCTTTTTTGTAGACATTTTGTGTCACTTTTTGTCTTTTTTCACGCAGACCGTACTCGTCTATATGCCTACGCAGGGTTGACTCTGCCATTCCATATTTCTTGCGGATTTCAAACTGCTCCAAGCCGTTAATGTACTCTTGCTCTATTTCAGCCCACGGATATTTATTTGATGACATTGTCACACCTCTTTTGCACTATAATGTTTGAATTAAATACTATATAAGCAAAAAAAAATTCGCTAACCGCACACAGCGAACGGTCAGCGAACGAACAGCAAATAAATATTTTTTCAAAAAATTCAAAAAAAGCTATTGACAAGGCACGAAATTCGTGTTATTATAAAGGCACAACAGAGGGAAACCTCCAAAAAACAAAAGGAGATTATACACTATGACAAACACAAAATGGTTTAGCAATCCAAAAACACTTGAAGAACTTAAAAAGCAGTACAAAAAACTTGCAATGGCACATCATCCCGATTGTGGTGGAACAACAGAAGAAATGCAAGAGATTAATGCTGAATATGACGAACTCTTCGCAGTTCTCAAAAATGCAAAATCAACCGCAGACGGCAAAGTTTACGAAACTTCCGAAGAAGTGAAAGAAACTCCAGAAGAATTTAAAAAAATCATCAATGAACTTATTACATTGCAAGGAATTGAAATTGAAATCTGCGGTAATTGGGTATGGGTAACAGGTAACACATACAATTGCCGTGAACAGCTGAAAGCCCTTAAATTCAGATTTTCAAAGAAGAAAACAGCGTGGTATTATCACAACGAAGATTACAAGAAAAAGAGCAAAAAAACGTTCAGTCTTGATGAAATCCGTGAACTCTTCGGAAGTGAGAAAATTACACAAAAACAATCACTTTTGGCATAACATCTAATCGCTGTGCTATCGGCAGGACGGGCAGAAAGAAAGAGGTAATATTATGAAATACGGTTATAAAGTTGTTAGAAGATTATCAAGCGATGCATTAAGAGCTTTATGTGTCGAAAGAGCGTGGTACACAAGTGGTGATAATGATGAATATAGCAATATGCTTGCTATGGCAAAAAAAGAAGATATTACAAGTGATGATATTGTAGAAATAGCAACTGATATTTGCGAGCATAGCAGTAATATTCGTTTTGAAGATTTCAATGCTGTATGTGACGCAATCTTGTTAAAATCTTATTCATTTATGGTTGAGTTATAAAAAAGAAAGAGGGCAGAGTGAGTAATGGCAAAGCGGTTTGAAAAGGCAAAGTATTACACCGAAAAATACAAAGATATATTATTACCATGTAAGCATTGTGGGAATAGAAAAATTGTTATTGCATCCGAGAAAAGTCTTTTGGGCGATAATAAAGACTATTGGGCTGTTTGTTGTTCAACCCCCGCTTGCGATTGCACAGGCGATTATACAAGTGTAAGAGTCGCAGTAAGTAGGTGGAACGAAATGCAACACAATTATTTAGGTGAAGAATAAGGGGGTAACGGTATGAATACGAATGATGTAACAGCATTAACAAGAATTTTTGCAAAAAGAATAAACGAAATGATAAACGAGTATATAACGCTTGACGAATTAGGCGGTATATTTGCAGACCTCGAAGCGTTAGAAAATCTTTCAAGCAGATTAACAACGCTTAAATCAATAGTTGATAGTATTGAATGTAAGTAATTAACGAAAAATACGATAGACAAAAGCGGTTGAGCCTATAAGCCTCATCCTACCCGAAAAAATTTTAAGTTTTTTCAAAAAAGTATTGACAACACGAAATTCGCGTGTTACACTATAGTCAACAGTTAACAACACGGGGAAACACCCACAGACACAAAAAAGGAGAAAAAACACTATGAAAAGAATTTTGACAACAACTGCAACCCCTGAAATTGATAACGATGATAATTGTACTTGCCAGTATTTTGACCAGTTCGGTAACTCTTATTTAGTGGAGTACGCAGTAATCAATCCAAAAGCCGAAAACTTTGAAGATGTTTGCGATTGGGATGATTTCACAATTTACGGCGGCGGTTACTCCGATGTCGATATTACAGGAGAATTTGAAGAAATCTTCATCGAATCCGAAAGCGGCTACAATCAAGCTTTTGTGAGCAAAAATAATTTAACCGATAAAGATATTGACGGTGAGATATTCAAGAAAATTCCACTAACTTTCACATCTGAAAGTACATCGGGTGATATTTTTGAAAAAATTGTCGCTCTTGGGTACAGTGAAATAAATGCCAAAAGCAAGGCTTTGAATGACCTCAAGTATGCTTGTTGCACCGATTTCACAAGTCCAGCAAGTTGCAAAAAAGGTACAACAATCGAATATTTCAAAGCATACGGAATCCCATTTTATGATAATTTCGGTTATGATGAAGACGAAATAGCAGAGTTTTGCGGCTGGGAACAATGCCTTATATATGAGTACAAATGCTATAAATTTGCTTTACCTGACGATTTTAGCAGTTACAAAGAGGGCGGAGAAATTGAGTCGGACGAAATCCGTAAATTTGACTCTTGGGAAGATGTTTACAAATCATTGAATATTTAAAAAGGGGTGATAATTATGACAATTAAAGAGGCACGTATTAAGGCAGGATTGACACAGCGAGCAATGACGGATTTGTTACTTATTCCGTATCGTACTGTGCAAGATTGGGAGTCGGGAAAACATAACCCACCGATTTATGTCGAAAAGTTAGTTATCGAAAAACTTCTGCAAATCGCAAAACAGTCAGCAAAACAGTCATAAAAAAACAAAAAAGGCACACCGTTTATGGTGTGCCTTTCCTGCATAGGTAGTAAATATATATGAATAGGAAATTATGAAGACAATTAAAAGAACAACACGCACTTTTTGCGTGTTGATAGTCAAGCAAGATGACCTCGCACACTATGACATAAGCGAGGTCATCTTTTTTACGGAAGAAAGGATAAAAAAACTAATCTACCACAGTAGAAATTAAAAAAAACAAACTTCCGTGCTTCATATTATACAGCATCTTTGGGCATCTGTCAATTATGACAGAGCCTTTTTTGCGTTTGAAATTTTAGCTCTTAGCTTGCTGACATAATTGTTCATCAGCTTTGCGGTTGCATTGATTGTGTCGACTCCAACCTCACCGTTAACCTTGATTTTTGAAATAGTCTGTACTTCTCTGACAGCCTTTTCTGTTCCGTCACCGAAACCTGCAGATGAGTCAACCTTAGTCTTGATGATACCTGCATTATACAGGTTCAAAAGCTGTTTTTTATATGCAAGGATAGCATTGTTTGTTAAACCCTTCTTAATCATTTCTTCCTTCACCTCTGATTTTGATTTGATAATGTTTTTATTCATGATGACATCGGTGTCAACATTACCGCTGATACCGCTGATTCTGCCGTTATCGGCATTCTGCCATATATCACAAGACTTGGATGGGTTGGATGACCATTGTGCAAGCCAAATACTGTATTTACTTTTGAGCTTTTCATAATCAAGGTGATTGTTGAGCCAGTTAAGATTACTGTACACTCCTGCACGGTAACCACCCGATTTGATAGCATCACAAAAAGCAATTGCAATGTTTGTCAGAGCAGACATACCGAGCCTTGTCTGACCGCTCTCCTCGAGGTCATAATATACAGGCAATTCAAGCGTTTTACCCTTAATGCACGCAAGGCATACCTTAGCCTCCTGCTTTGCCTCTGCAACAGAGTATGCGTAAGAGTACCAATATACTCCGACCGCAAGACCTACCTTCTTAGCGTTCCTGTAATGCGTTTCAAATTCAGAATCTTTCTGATAGGTTTCTTTACCGAATCCTGCACGGATAATCACGGCGTCAATACCGCTGTTCTTGACTTTGTTGTAGTCAACTTCTGTCTGACAGTAGCTGACATCAATAGCAGTAACTTTCATAATTATTCCTCGCTTTCTGCGTATAATTTTTTCAAGTCGATATTTTCCATAACTGCCCTTGCTTCAAGTACGGCTCTGTAATCGCTCATTGCTTTAATTTGCAAGTCATATGTACTGCGTGGGCAAGTCGGAGTAAAATTCAAATTCCCTTTATCCCAGTTATCAAGCATTTTCTTTAAGCCGTCGTGGCGGATTGATAACTGCTGATATTCAGCTATGAATCTTTCTTTGTAGTCCTCACTCACCATACCGTTAATTGTTTCAGATAAGACCATAATAATTATTCCTCGCTTTCATCTGTTTTGTTATATTTATAAGCTGACAAGCCGAGCAGAGCGCCTAAGAAGGTGTCAACGGCTGTGATAGTGCCTACAATCTGTTCGCCGTATGGCAAGCCCCAAATGCCTGCTACGGCAAAGTAAAGTGTACCGATTGCAGGCAGTACGATAAGAGCAATGTATTTAAGTACATCATAGATTTTGTTTGTCATTTTCATTATTATCATCCTTTCAATTTAAATCTTCCGCCGATAGTTCAAAAACTGCTGTCTGAGCAACGGTCTTAATTGCTCTGATTGCCGTAGCTTTTGCCCATTCTTTGGTAAAAATCTTTTTCATGTTCAATCTTTCCTTTCGCTGATTTTTTCAAGGTCATCGATTCGATGATTGGCGACCTTGATTTCTTCGTCAACAACAGCGTTATGCTGTTCAATCTTGTAAGTTCTCTCAATAAGATTGTTGTGCTTTTCAACCTTTTCTTCAAGCTTTGAAATTCTGTAGCTTGACATACGGTTGCTTGCCAACACACCGCAGAGAGAGCCAATAACCGTGCCTGTAAGAGATAAAAGCGACACGATAACTTCGGGGTTCAATTTCATCACTTCGCTTTCGTTGTATTACCTTGTGAGTGACTTCATTATGTGCTTTTTTTTGGTTGTAATACTAACCTCAAAAAATAAACTTTCAAACATATACTTTTCGAGATGGATGTGCTATAATTAAGTTAGCAGGAGTCCTTTTCCTGTTGTGATTTTCATTGTTTGTCATCTTCTGATGACTCGGACGGACAGAGGTTGTCCGATGACTTGTTTGCGTGACTTCGGCAGGGCATCCGACAACACCATCTTTCAGTGTGTTTCAATTGTGGATGTTGAAACACAACAACAATTAACAGGCTGTCCGTCCTGCCTTTCTACAACTACCTCCTTGATATAAATTGCAATACTCTCACCCTCCTATGGCAGAACAAAAAGAGCATCTCAAAGCGAGATGCTCTTTTTGCTTTATCTGTGATTTTTCTTTCGATTGCGACTTATAATACTGCTTGCAAGAGCGTTCTGTGATTCGATATGCTCCCATATGTAATTATTTTTCTTCCGTACATCCTCTTTGAATGCTTTGTACTTTTTACAATTACTGTGGCATCTCAGATGCCTCTCTGAGCAGTTATAACAGCAGTTATTTACCTGTTGAGCCAAAGCCACCATCGCCTCTTTCTGTTTTATCCAGAGTATCTTCTGCCTTGAAAAAGGCTGTTATATATGGAATAAACATTATCTGAGTAATCTTATCCCCTGCGGTAATACGATAATCTGTACCGCTGTTATTGTACAGCTTAACACCGATAGAGCCTGTGTAATCGGGGTCAATCAATCCTGTTGAGGTGATACCGTGTTTAACATTTAATCCGCTCTTGGATATCAGCACTCCTGCAACATCAATTGGAATCTGAATATGTACTCCGCTGTCGATAAATACACTCCTGTGAGCAGGTACAACTACATCAATCGGGGAAAAGATGTCATATCCAACATCTGTTGCGTGTGCCTTTTTAGGCATTTTTGCACCGTCATCAAGCATAATTTTCATTACTGATTTCATTTGCTATCATTCTCCTTTTCAAAATAAAATTTTATAGGCTTTTCAACTTCCTGAATTAAACCATATTTTTTCGCTAAACGATAAATAAAAGTCTTTTCGAGTCTTGAGGTTAGCTTGCCTAATTGCCCTCTAAAATCTTCAATAGGCATTGTTGATTTATAAAAATTGCACATTCTGCAAGCAGGATTATAGTTTTCAATGTCATTCGCACCGTTGTACCAATAAACACTCTGAATGTGGTCAACTTGCATGTCCTTTAATTCGAGTTTACAGCCGCAGTATGCACACCTTCCATTGTACTTCTCGTAAACTTTAAGCCTTGTGTCTTTTGATATTGATTTTCTCTGACTCAACCAAATCACTCTCCTTAATCAATCATTTTTTC